GAAACCGAAAGAACGAAGCTAAGGGAATTATTTAATTTGGTCAACGAATCAGGGTTTACGACAAATAATAACACTCTTATTTGTCCCTTATATAAGCATCAATGTAATGATTCTTTTGCATTTGATAAGTTTACCGAATCGACGATAACCGCAGTTGAAAATTTTAATAGCTCTAAAACAGCAAAATTAGAATCAATAAAAAATGACGGGCTCCACTTGAAATCAAAACTGGAAAATTTTAGTAGAGCAATTGAAATCATTAATGGTGAAATATCCAAAGCCGAAACTAAATTAAGCGAACTCGAAAAAGCAATTAAGGATCTTCGCGAAGTAGTCGCCGGTATGTCAATCCAACAACCAGAAACAATCGTACCGGAAAACCTTAAAGATTGGATTGAATTAGAAGTGTCAATTAAAGAAATAGAAGCTGAACTCAACGGTTTTATCCCTGTTGACAATTCGGAGTTAGTTGTAAAAAGAAACGAACTACAAAGTGAACTAGACACCCTGAAATTACAATTGTCAACAAAGGATCAAATCGAAAAGGCAGAAAAACGAATTGATGAACTAAACAAAGAAGCCCGCACGCTTTCACAACAGATCGCAGACCTCGAAAAGATTGAGTATGATTTACTTCAATTCTCAAAGGCAAAGATGAATGAGATTGACAAGGTTATTAATTCGAAATTTAAATATGTTAGGTTTAAATTGTTTGATGTTCAGATCAACGGTAGCGAAATTGAGTGCTGCGATACATTGGTAAACGGAGTTCCCTTTGCCTCTGTTAATCATGCTGGCCAAATTAACGCCGGGGTTGATATTATTAATGCCCTTTGCAATCAATACGAAGTTCACGCACCTATATTTGTTGATAATGCTGAAGCGATCAATCAAATCATTCCAACAGATAGCCAGTTAATCAGACTTGTTGTAACCAGGGACTCACTTTTAATGGTAAATACGGTCTGTTAGATAATAGACAAAGTGTTAAATAAACGACATAAATAGTTAGTATTTAACACATTATTTCTTTACTATTGAATATCAATTTTGTAATTTTACATAAATTAAAAACCAAACCAATGAACGAAAACGACTACAATAAAGGAAAAGATAAAGACGAACTCGAAAGAGCGGTTAATCTTTTCATTATGCCTATTCTGTCTATGAGGTCAGGTTCAGGACACAAGGCATATATCAAAATTCATGACCTTGTTTCTAAAATGAGACTGGACGCAAAAGAAATTATCAACACTTTAAAATAAACCAAATGAACGAAAACCAAATTAAATTCGATGAACCGGCAACAGGTCCCGGTAATCCAATGGAACCCAAAACACCGGAACAGCCCAAAAAAGAAGTTGCAAAAATAGAGCAACCGACAAATCAACAGGTCACCAAAAACACCAAAACGCAAGCCGAACGATTTACGGATATGGTTGTACGTGAATTTTCACAAAACGCCGGCGAAGTCGTAAAGCTGACTGACTTTCAAAAAAGGCTTTGTACTTCTTATTTTATTGCAGTTGATAGCGTTTTAAAGACCAATGAAATCAAAAGACTTGCGACAGCCGAACAATACCGCGCTGACATTCCTTTTACCTGGGATAAGGTGAACATGTCACAGCTTGCAGTTGACGTTGTGTCGTGCGCTCGCATAGGTCTGGACCCGGCACAAAACAACCATGTTGCAATGATACCTTACAAAAATTCAGCTACAAAGCTATATGATATTAGCTTCAGGGTTGAGTATAAAGGTTGTCAGCTAAAGGCAATGAAATACGGCCTTGATGTCGAAAAACCGGACGACGTTATTGTAGAATTGAAATACAAAAACGATGTTTTCAAACCTATCAAAAAGGATTCAAAAAACAGGATTGAAAGCTACGAGTTTGACATTCCAACACCTTTTGATCGTGGAGAACTCGAAGGCGGTTTTTATTATTACAGCTATTTCACACACCCCGAAAAGAACTTTCTTTTTGTCGTAAATAAGGCATGGATTGAAAAACGCAAGCCAAAAACAGCTTCAGCAGAATTTTGGGGCGGAGTTAAGGATAAGTGGGAAAAAGGAAAAGACGGCAAAAACGTTAAAGTTCCCGGCGGTGAGCTAATCGAAGGTTGGTATGATGAAATGTGTTATAAGACCATTTTCAGGGCTGCATATAACGCTATTACAATTGACAGCCAGAAGATCGACAATGACTATATGAAGTTGGCGCAAATCGAAAACAGTCAGAATCTTTTACCGGAACCTGAACCCGAAAAGAAGTTACTGGATATTCCGCTAACACATGCCGAAGACGTAACACCAAAGGTCAAAAAAGAAGTTAAAGAGGTAAAATTCGAAGACTAATTTATAATCATTCTTTGTAATTTATTTTGTATCTTTACTTCGCAACTCAGTTTATAATGAAAACATTAAATCGACTTTCGGACACATTGCCAAAGAACCATAATGGTTCAACTGGGTTGCCTTTGTGTTCGGAGGTCGTTTTGTTTATGGCATCAAAAAGACACGGATTAATCAAAACACGAATTTACAATACGTGGTGTAATATAAAGCAAAGAACGCGTGTAGGCAATTTGTCTGTTTCCAAAAATTACGGAAATAGGGGAATTAAAATGTGCGAAGAATGGAAAAATGATTTTATGTCGTTTTATACATGGTCAATAAATAATGGATATAATGACAATTTGACCATAGATAGAATAAACAACGATAGTAACTACGAACCCGGTAATTGTAGGTGGATAACCAATAAAGAACAACAATCAAACAAACGCACAAATAGAAATATTGAATATAACGGAAAAACTAAAACCCTAACAGAGTGGGCCAAAATATCAGGATTGGAAATAAAAACACTTCAGGGTAGAATTAATTCTGGGTGGCCTATCGAAAAAGCAATGACACATCCATTGGTTCCAAGCATGAACGATTTAATAGGGAATATCTATGGAAGGTTAACGGTTCTTAGTTTATCTAAAATTGGAGATCACGGAGCCGTATGGAATTGTGTTTGTAATTGTGGAAAAACAAAACAGATAAGAGGTGCAAATATGACATCTGGACTAACAAAAAGTTGTGGATGTATTAACAGGGAAACAATAGCAGAAATAGGAAGGACAACGGTCCACGAAAAAATAATAATTCAATACGATTTAAACGGTAAATTCATATCAGAATACAAAAGTCCGGTTGACGCGCAAAGAATTACGGGCATATCAAAGGGTAATATCATATCTGTAGCCAATAAAAAGGAATTTAAACCAGGGAAAACAAGGAAAACGTCTGGTGGATATATTTGGAAATACAAGGAGGAAAAAATATGTTTTTAAAATGTTTGGGCTCCAGTAGCTCGGGGAATTGCTATTTACTTATATCGAAAAATGAGACGCTCGTAATTGAAGCGGGCGTTTCATTCAAAGAAGTTAAAATAGCGCTGAATCACAGTATTGATAATATTGTTGGTTGCCTGGTCAGTCATTCGCATTTAGATCATTCTAAGTACATGAGCGAATATGTAAAGGCCGGAATTCCTGTTATGTTCCCCAATTTTCCAAAACATGCAATACCAAATAAAAACGTAGGGAAATTTATCGTTACTCCATTTGACCTTATTCACGACGTACCGATTTACGGTTTTCATATCTATCATCCCGAAACCGGAAACATTCTATTCATAACCGATACCGGCGAAATCCCTTACAAGTTTGCAAATTTAAACCAGGTAATCATAGAGGCCAACTATGACGAGGACATTGTTTACGAATTAATGATGCAAGACAAGCTAAACGCCCGGGGCCAAAACAGAGTAGAAGCCAGTCATTTGTCAATTCAAAAAACGCTGCAATTCTTATCAGAAAACGATTTATCAAAAGTTCAAAATATCGTACTTACTCATTTGAGCAATGGGTCTTCAAACGCTAAAGACTTTCAGAAAAGAACAGAATTAGCAACCGGGAAAACGGTAACCATTGCAGATAAAGGAATTGAAATTGATTTTAATCTTAACCCCTTTTAACACCATGAAAAACCGTTCACCTCCACAAATAACACACGTTTGCAGCATATTAACTAATTAACTTAATAATTTAATTGCTGATTATTTACACTTCCCTGTACGGTTTGGCCATTGTTCGATTCATGGCAGGGAACTAAAAACCAAAACAACAAACCAATGGATAAAATTAAACTAAAACCAGTAAAAGACATGTGGGTATGTGCTTCAGAAAAGGGCGGAACACAACCACATACTATCTCATATCTAAAAAGGGAATGTATTGATAAGATGGTTAAGGGGTCAACTATGACATGGAAAGAGTGTAAAGAATACGGATGGATATGCGTTAAGGTTAATTTATTATTTGAAACAATCTAAACCAATGAACAAACAAGTAATTGAAACGCTGATTGAATTGACCAATAATGAAATAACATTCAATCAAAGAAGGGTTCAAAATTTACCAGAAATTCATAATATAATTCACCTTAAATCATGTATCGACCAACTCCAAAAGCTGAAAGAGTTTGAGTTTCCGGACAATGGCGAAATCGAAACATTATCAAAAAGCAGATTCCCTGATTTAGAAAATCAAATGAACGAAAGGTTTAGAAATTGTTGGATTGATGGCGGTATATTTATTCGTGAACAGCTAAAACAAAAATTATCATGACAGAAATAAAAACCTATCCGGAAATGAATAAAAACATTATTGGTTATCTGGAATTAATGGACATGCCTATTACGCTTTATGCAGCGCAAAGGATTAAAGAGCTGGAAACGGAAGCAGAAGACCTTGAAAACGATATTGCAGCAATGCTAGTTGATCACGCAAGACTTGAGGAGAAGTTTGATAGTGCGATTGAAAAATCTTAAAACTTGACATTTATAAATATCAATAATTATGACACAAGACCAAATAAACCAAATCATTGAGGGATTAGAAAATACTAATACAAGGTTAGAAGCGACACATATTACTTCTTTGTGTGTTACAAATGTAATCGTAAAATTAAAAAACGGAGATTACAAATGTAAATCAGGAGGTAATGTTATTAAAGGACAGGAAACTAAAACAAAAAAACAAATTACAGAAATCCTTAACGACAGCTCAAGACATTCATTTGAGTTAGTTACAAAAGTACTTACCGAAACAAGAGTAAAAATATGATAAACAGAAACCGTAAACTCGACAAAACCAGGGTAGTACTTCAGGATATTGAGGACATTAAAAATGAAATCAAACTCGAAGCCCTATTAAAGAAAAGTCCCAAATTTGACATTAATAAAGCGGTCAAAGTAATAACACGTACTTCATGCCACGCAAAGGCGAAACGAAAGAACAAACAATTAAACGGATTACTAAAACCTTTAAATTTTCAATCTTATGAAATGTATACGATGTGGTGAAAATATTTACGTTATTAACAGAAAAATATGCCTTTCATGTATGGATGACTGGAAAAATATGAAAGAAGAGTGTTTTGATTTACTTGAGTTAAAATTAGGTAAATTTTCATTTCAAAATCAAGTTCAATTTAAAAAAGAAATGAAGCGACTTGAAAACATTTGGAAAAAAGACAAAGACAAATATTCAACTGAAATAGAAATACTAAAAACCAAAAACCAATGAAGCCAAATCAGTTCCAAAAGAGAGGCGAATATAGCATCAAAGACGCTACGTTGATTGCCTATAATTTACAATTGGATACATTTTATTTGCATCAAATTACAAAAGTAGTTTTGAAAATGATGGTTCCTTTTCGTCCGTATGATTCATCTATCAGTAGAAAACTACGTGAATTAATGGAGCGAGGACAAATTAAATACGTTGCAAATAACGAAGGGATTTACACTAAATTACAAATGTAATAATGGAACTAACTGCAAAAATCATTCAGAAATACTCAATATATTCACAGCCTACACTTAAAAAGAAGGCTGTTTTACATTTTAATAAATTCATTCGGGAGCGGGATCAATATGACCGTGCGTTTACTTGTTGTTCATGTAATCAGATGAAGCCAGTTAAATTAATGCACGCTGGCCACTTTCATTCAGCAGGCCACAACGGAGCTATTGAATTCGATGAAAGGAACGTAAACGGCCAGTGTTCGCACTGTAATACGTTTGAACACGGTAACCTAATCGGCTATCAAAAATTCATGCTTAAGAAATATGGTCAATCTGTTTTAGGTGAACTCGAACAAAAAAGGAACTTGCCATTTAAACCAGACCGGTTTTACTTTATAATGATTATCGTAGAATATTCTGAAAAAGTAAAACAGATAGTAAAATATCACACTTATTAAAATGATTAATGACAAAACAATATTGACATGTGAATTCTGTTGCAATTTCATTATTTGCGGAATTAAGCCCGCTGCAAACGTGCTGAAGTGTTCGGCCTGGTTAAGTATTAAAGAGGCAAAGAAGTATTTTAAAAACGTTAAGAATTTAACAAATGGTGTTTTTAGTAAGGAAATGAAAAAGTAGTTAAGATCTTAACACATTGTAAAAACGGCAAATAATTGAATTAATTTTATAACCCTTTTCAAAAATAAAATCATGAATAATAAACCAACTAAAGAAAAGCCATCAATTAGAGAGATTAAAATAACTGAAATTAATAACGAAATATTTACTTCTGTTACTGGATTTTCTGGAATTGAAGTTATCGGAATATTTCAAGTTTTAATTCAGTCAAAAATAAACGAAGTATTAAAAGCAAAACAATGACAGGAAAATACGAAATTCAGTTAGTCCAGGTGTTCGATAAAAAGGATGCACTATTAATGATGTATCCATGTGTTGACCAATTTACAAGCGATACCGAAAATTACGAAAGTATGGTATTAAATTACAGGTGTGCTGCAGTTTTATTAAGACACCCGGAATATACAAAAGATGACCTAAAGGTCATTTTGACATACAGAGACTTTTCAGATAAAGTAATAATAGATAATGGCTAAACAGAAGATTGAAATTAAAACAGTTAAACCAGTAGTTTTACGCGATCACTACGAATGCAAATACTGTGAACCGCTTAAAAATAATCATATCTACTGTAATCATATTTATATTCGTATGATTATGCCGGATGAAAAAAGCGAGTGTATTTATTTTCCTGAATTGTAATTTTAATTGAAATATTGTTTATATTTGTAAATCAAAGCTTCAAATTTTCCACATATGAAAGCGATTTTATCACCTTTTAAGCCCTATATTAGATTTTACCAACAGTTTGGCGCCGTGGAAAGCCTGAAGCCTGTTGGTATTTTCTTTTTAGGGCTTATTTTATTTACAATATTATGAGTAAAGAAACCTATTTTTTCTCACATGATTATAATGCAAGGGCTGATAGAAAACTTGTAAAATTAATAATGAAACACGGTATGACCGGAGTTGGTATTTATTGGTGTATAGTTGAGATGTTATATGAAGAAGGTGGATATTTACCAATGGAATACGAACGTATTACGTTTGAATTACGATCTAAAGAAAACGTAATACAATCAGTAATAAATGACTTTGATTTATTCGAAAACGATGAACTTCGATTTTGGTCAAACTCTGTATTGGAACGCTTACAAAAAAGATGTGATAAAAGTGAAAAGGCCAGAGAATCAATAAATAAGCGTTGGAATAACCCTGATAAAAATACGAACGTATTACAATCGAATGAAGAACGTAATACTATAAAGGAAAGGAAAGAAGAAGAAAGAATAGAAAATGAAAGAATAAAAGATGAATTTTTAAAATTTTGGTCTTTATATCCTGTTAAGGTTGGAAAATCAGTTTGTGAAAAGAAATGGAATAAATTAACCATAAAAGAAAAAGAACAGATATTTAATACTATCGAGACGTTTAAAAGTTATAAACCATTTTCTACATACAACCATCCGAACCCTGAAACGTATTTGAATCAAAAAAGATGGAACGATGAAATTAATATAGTTTCACAAAATACAGAAATACCAACTGTTTATCAAAAAGGACCACGATGAAAATAGTTAGCTCAATAACGAAATTAAATTATGACATTGAATTTAAAAAGCATGGTGAAAATCACATGCCGTGCCCTGAATGTGACAAAGACAGAAAACATAAAAATAGAAAATCGTTTTCATTTAATTCAATCAGTAAAGTAGGTACCTGTTTTAATTGCAATGCGAATTTTTACGAATACAAACCATTTATTGAAAAGAAAGAATATAAGGTCCCGGTAAATAAAAATAAAACAGATTTATCAGACAAGGCCGTTAAATGGTTTTTAGATGAACGGTGTATAAACCAGAAAACACTTATTAAAATGAGAGTGTATTCCGATATGGAATATATGCCACAGATAGAAAAGGAAACCTCAGTAATTTGTTTTCCTTTCTACATCGATCAAAAGTTAGTCAATATCAAATATAGAGACGGTAGAAAGAACTTTAAACTCGTAAAGGATGCTGAATTAATTTGGTATAATATCAACGCCCTAAAGGACGCAAAAGAGATAATAATTACAGAAGGTGAACTGGATTGCTTAAGTTATGTTGAATCTGGACTTGAAAATTGTATATCAGTACCGAACGGAGCAAGTGGAAAAAATCTGGAATATTTAGATAATTCAATTGACTTATTTGATACTATTGAAAAGATATATCTTTCAGTTGATAATGACATTAAGGGGATTGAATTAAGAAATGAATTAATAAGACGTTTTGGCCCTGAAAAATGTTACATAGTTTTAACAAAAGATTGTAAAGATGCTAACGAATATTTAAAGAAATATGGCAGAAATGAACTTTGTTTAATTGTTAAAAACGCTATTGACCTGCCAGTTGAGGGAATCATAAATCTGAATAATTATTATGATGATATTTATTCATTATTTGTGAATGGTTTACAGAAAGGCAAAAAGATAGGGTTTTATGAAATTGATGAAGCGATCACGTGGGAAACGTCCCGGCTTGCAGTTGTAACCGGGATACCTGGACACGGCAAAAGCGAGCTAGTAGATTTTATTTGCATGAAATTAAACATTTGTCACGGATGGAAAACCGCTTACTTTTCACCTGAAAATTACCCGGTAAGTTATTTTTATTCAAAACTTGCAAGTAAACTAACCGGGAAAGTATTTAAACAAGGTGTAATTAGTCAGGATGAATTTGAGGACAGTTTTGAATATATTCAGGATAATTTCTTTTTTATCTATCCTGAAGATGATATGTGTATTGATAATATTTTATTAAAGGCTAAATATTTAGTCAAAAAACAAGGTATCAAAATACTGGTTATTGATCCCTACAATAAAGTTGAACACATGCGGGACCGTAACGAAACCGAAACGGAGTATATTTCTAAGCTTTTGGATAAATTAACTTCATTCAGTAAAAGATATGATGTTTTAATTATACTTGTCGCACACCCTACGAAGTTAAAAAAAGAGGCAAACGGCGAATATCCAAAGCCTACACTTTACGACATAAACGGATCTGCAAACTTTTACAACAAATGCGATTATGGAGTAAGTGTTTACCGGGACTTTGCCAGAATGATTGTATCTGTTGACGTTTTAAAGGTTAAATTTAAACACCTGGGAGACGGTGGCCTTGTAACGCTAAAATATAATTACAACAACGGTAGGTATGAACATGAAAAATCAAGCATTCACGAATGGGACAATCAAAGTTATCTTAAAGGTAATTATGAAACACCTGAATTATCATTAGAGAAAGAATCGGAAACAATTAACCCTAATTTACAATTTGAATCAGTCACAATGAAAAACGAATTTACGAATGATAACGAAATAATAACACCTTTTTAAAATGGAAATCACAGATATAATAAACGAAGCATATAAATCAAAACAACAATGCTTAACTAATCTTAAGCTATTCAGAGAGGCAAAAGGTAGGATAAAATCACATATTTTGCCAGAATTAGATACGCCTGAAAGGGTTTTATTTTGGGAATCATGGTGTAATGACATTATAAAAGCAGAATTAAAATCTATTCAATTATTTAATGAAGCTATTGAAAAATGGAAACAAAAATAAACCCAGTCTACGAATTTTTACTGTATTTTCAAATGATTAAAACTGAGGATAGGCTTGGTGCCCTTGATTATCAATATTATACTTTGATAAATGAAAATTCGGTATCTGAGCTTTTTAGAATGTCTACCTTGTTGGAAGTTATGAGAATGCGAATGGATTGGTTTGAAAAGGATATTAAATTTTTTAAACAAATAATTTACAACTAAAATGACACACGGATCTTTATTTTCTGGAATAGGTGGATTTGATTTAGCTGCTAATTGGGCTGGATGGGAAAACTTGTTTCATTGTGAGATAAACCCATTCGGACAAAAGGTATTAAAATATTATTGGCCCAATGCAGAATTATTTGAAGATATAAAAACTACTGATTTTACAAAATATGCAAACAGAATTGATGTTCTCACGGGCGGATTTCCCTGCCAACCATACTCAGTCGCAGGAAAACGACTTGGAAAAGAAGATGACCGACACCTCTGGCCGGAAATGCTTAGAGCGATTCGGGAGATTAACCCACGCTACGTTGTGGGCGAAAACGTTTCTGGAATTGTTAGTTGGAATGGAGGGTTGGTATTCAATGAGGTGCAGACTGACTTGGAAAATGAAGAGTACGAAGTACAGACGGTCATACTTCCAGCTTGTACTGTTAACGCTCCCCATAGAAGAGACAGGGTTTGGTTTATTGCCTACGCCAAGTGCAAACGGAGAGAGGGACGGGAGAAAACAGCCATTAGAGGAGAGAAAACAGGTACATCTTTCGGATATGGCCCAACACGGATTACTTCCAACTCCGAACTCCCGGGACTGGAAAGGGGAGACGTCTTACAAAAGCCAATTCGATTTAAACAGAGAAATAAGGAAACTACTTCCAACGCCGACAGCGGTATCGGACGTAAAAGGGGGATGTACGAGACCGAACCCGAAGAGACAGAACGACACACTGGCACATGCAATGCACGGAATTATGGGCGCGAAACCTGGGACAACTTCCCAACTCAATCCCCGGTTCGTGGCAGAAATGATGGGTTATCCGCCGGACTGGTTGGAATTACCTTTCCAAAACACAGAAATGAATCAATCAAAGGATACGGAAACGCAATAGTTCCGCAAGTTGCATTCCAGATTTTTAAAACAATTAACGAATACGAAAAATTATGACCCCAGAAACCGAAACCATATTAAAACATAACCTAAACGATATTGAAAACGACATTTGCCATTTAGCACATAAAAAGTTAATGCAACCGGAAAATGAATATAAAATTGATAAGGAAATATTTTTGTTAAAGAAAATTAAGAGAAGTATTGAATTTGAGTTAAATGAAACTGTTAAAATTCAGTTAGAAATAGTTAAAATACAACAGAATAAAGCTTTGCAAATCAATGACAATGAATTAATTTTGTAATAAACCAAAACCAAAATGAACTACTTACAGAAATCACTAAATGAGTTAACCGATTTGATTTATTGCACACCCGAAATAATTATCAAATACATCGAAGATCAAAAGAAAGATTGTATTATTGGAAACCCACCATTTAAAACAAAGAATCATGGAGTTATATTTAGAACCAATACCGAAACCGTATAATCCAATAAACGGACAATTTAACAAAGGTCACAAGCCATTTAATAAGGGTTTAAAATGGACTGATTACATGGATATGCGCAAAGCGAAGCGGGTCAAAAGAATTGGATTGTTGAATTTGAAAGGCAGGTCAGATATCGGTGGCTGGAATAAAAAGCCAGTGATCGGAATTAAAGACGGTAAATTTGTGGTATTTGAAAGCGCAACAAGGGCAGCCTCACTACTTAATATTCAAAGAAGGAATATTAGCAACTGCTGCGAAGGTAAAAGGAAACGATGTGGAGGTGTTTTATGGTTTTTTGAAAACGATTATAGCAAATGGAAAACTTTAATAAAATGAAATTATTTTACCCTCAAAGAGGTCAGTTAATCCCAGTCACGGTTTTAGCTGAAGACAAAACACATTATTTAATTCAGTTTGAAAATGGAATTAAGATTTGTACTAATAAAAATACTCTTAAGAAATGAAAACAACTGAATTTTTAAAGGGTTATTTATGTGCTATTCAATACATAGCAATTAATCATGATCTACCAACCATTGCAGAAGAGATCATCAGAGAGGGCGGATATTCTAAGCAAGATTATACCGCAGCACAATATGAATCTGGTTTTTATGATAAAAAAATGATTGTAATTATAAGCAATGCATTTAAGAAATAACCCAATTAACGAACATTGAACGAAAATAAATGAAACAAAAGAGACTGTTTAACTTAACAGATAATCGTAAAAAGAACAGGGAAGCTAAAATGCGCTATCTCGTATTTCTTAAATCTTTGGATATTGTTCAAAATGAGTGTAAAAAATGTTATAAAGCCAATAAAAATGAGTAAAGAAAACCAAACAATCGAAGTAAACGGAAAAACATTAGAACTCATACCAAGCGGAGGCGGATGCTGTACCTGTTATTTAAAGCGCGTAGGAATCAATAACTTTGCATTTGGTAAAGTTGCAGAATGCGTAAAGATTACTAACGGAATATGTGTTAAATCAATGGGTAGTTATTTTAAACTTAAAAAAGAAACGAAATGAAAGCAAATGAATTACGAATTGGAAATCTAATCTACTCAAGGAATGGAAGTGTTTCCGTGGTAGATGTTATTAATGACACCACAAGAAAAGTAGAATTCGATGACAGTGATGATGACTACGATTTGTCAGAGTGCAACCCTATTTTATTGACAGAGGAAATACTTTTAAGATGTGGATTTAAAAGAGGTCAATCGTTTTATTATGAGTATAAATTAAAGCCCGTTATAAGCTATGACTTATTTGACGATGGAAGTTATAATATTGAACACATGAATAGTTCGATATGTAATATTAAATATTTACATCAACTACAAAACATTTATTTTGCGCTAACAGGAACCGAACTTGAAATAAACCTTTAAATTTACAGTATGAAAACACTATTTTTAATTACCCTGTTAGCAATCACAGTGATTTGCTCAGGACAAAACAGATTTGACAAAGAATTTAAGAAAGCTGATTCAGCTTTTAAGCAAAACAATAATAAACTTTCAGTATGGATAACCACTAAAGATCAAGAGCAGAACTATTTTACAATTAAATCAGAAAAGCCAAAGTTTACAATATGTCTTGACCAATTTAAGGTTACTGACACAATTTGGATAACGGCAGGTAAGCGGAAAGTTGGTGTGCCGGCATATAAATTTTTGGATTATTTCAAAGATGAGCCGATTTCAAGTGGTCTAATATGGAGGGGTGGCTCAAATTTAATAGGGCTATGAAAATATACCTGACAATTCCATATAGTCAGCACGAAGAAGAATCATTCAATGTCGCAAATAAGGTCGCGGCCTATTTGATGTCAAAAGGATACATTGTTTTCAGTCCAATTTCACATAGTCACTGTATTGCAATTGAAAACAATTTACCAGGAAATTTTGAGTCCTGGAAAGCACTTGATGAAAGTTTTATTGAGTGGTGCGACTGGATGATTATTGTAATCATGGAAAACGATGGGGTTAACAGGATTAAGCAAAGTAAAGGCGTTCAGGCTGAAATCAAAATAGCAATGCGAGAGGGTAAAGAAATTATGTATTTACATGAAAATAATTTACATGATATAACATGAAAGACGGCATAATTTATCCAGACAGCAAAGGAGCGAAAGAGGTCGGCTTCAGTTCTGATTTATTCAGCGGTTATCTTTGGAAAGAAGGTCAGTTAATTATCATATCTTTGATAACGAGCAAAAAGGAAAAGCAAGGCTTTGTCAAAGGATTATTTGATAATATCAGAAATCTAGGTTTTGATATATTCGTGCCGTGTCCGTCTAATCGAATGATGGGTATTTGTCTTAAATATGGAATGGAACCTGTTATTTTAGATGACTGCGAGGGGATATATTTTGAGAATAAGTGAATAATTAGCTAAAAATAGTTTATATTTGTACCAATAATTGATTGAAATGGCTAAAAACAGCATCAAATGATTAAACTTTCAGATATATATCCAAATCCAAATAATCCCAGACTTATCAAAGATGACAAGTTTAAAAAGCTTGTTGAATCTTTAGGTGTAGATGAATCTGAAATTACGTGGCTTTCTGAAACAATGGTTGTATTTGGCAAGTCTGCAAATGGAAAAGTCGGACATAGGCTTTGCAAGTGTTTGTCTTGTGGTGACTGGTTCAAGGCAAGAAAGTACACACTAACAAGACAACCCAAATACTGCTCGTCTGAGTGTTACGGTAAAAGCATACTGAAATTAAAGACGTGCCCGATTTGTAGTAAGCAATATCCAAGTGATCCAAATACAAAGTTTTGTTCTGAGGAATGTTTTAAGATAGGTCGTAAATCAAGCAAAGGCACAACACTTTCAAAAGAGTGGCGATTAGCACTTAGCGAGGGGCGTAAAAACTCAGAAAAATGTAAAGGAAAGAATTTATATAACTGGAAGGGTGGTATAGTTAACACCAGAGCCAGAAACATTAAGAGATATCATGAGCGGCGTGCACTTGGTGAAATCGACAAAACGTATTTAAAGATATTATTTGTTTTGCAGGGTAAAAAATGTTACTACTGTAATGGTGACATAGTTGGGTTAAAGAAAAAAGCAATAGAGCATCTGATACCTATCAGTAAAGGGGGCGATAATAATTGGATAAACTTAGTTTATTCCTGTCAACCCTGCAATAGTAGAAAGCACAATAAAACGCTTGTAGAATTTGCGATTGATAATATAAGACCGGACTGGCTGAATAATATGGTACAATTTAAAGCTAAAGAAATACAGCAAAAATATGCAACTACAAACAGTTAAAATATCAAAACTTAAATCCAATACCGGACAAATCGAAGGACTTCCAAAGAACCCACGATTGATCCGTGATGAAAAGTATGCCAAATTAAAGAAGTCAATTCAGGACGATCCAGAGATGTTGGAGCTCCGAGAAGTTATCGCATACGACAACAGTGGTGAATTGGTCGTAATATGTGGAAATATGCGACTGAAGGCATTATCTGACTTGGGTTACACGGAAGTGCCAGTTAAGATTTTACCACAGGAAACCACCGTTGAAAAGCTAAAAGCATACACAATAAAAGATAACACCCCGTTTGGAGAAAATGACTGGGATATCATAGCAAATGAGTGGGATGTTGATCAAGTTACTGAATGGGGGCTTGATTTACCTGTTGATTTTGGTGATGCGACCGAATTAGAAGCAACCGAGGACGATTTTGAAGTACCCGAAGGCGGCATTGAAACAGATATTATGCTTGGTGACTTGTTTGAAATCGGAAATCACAGGTTGCTTTGTGGGGATTCAACTGATAGTGATGCAGTGGCAAAGTTGATGAACGGACAAAAAGCGGATATGGTGTTTACGGATCCACCTTACGGGATGAAATTGGGTGCAGAAGGTTTTGATGATATGCCAACAGCAAAAGGAACTACACATAAATCATATTCCAATGTGATAGGTGACGGATCAGATTTTACACCGGAACTTATCAATACTATATTTGCCTGTTTTCCAAATACTAAAGAAATATTTATTTGGGGTGCTGATTATTTTGCAGAATTGCTTCCTCAGAAAAATGATGGTAGTTGGGTTGTTTGGGATAAAAGGCAAGAAGGCGGAATGGATAATATGTTTGGAGCATCATTTGAGCTTTGTTGGTCAAAAAGCAAGCATAAAAGGGAAATAGCTCGAATATTATGGGCGGGTTATTTTGGGATGTCACAAGATGATACCAAAACAAGGGTACACCCAACACAAAAACCGATATTGTTAGCACAATGGTTTTTTAATAAATGGGGAAAAGAAAATGATTTAATTGCAGATATATTTTTGGGCTCAGGCTCTACAATGGTAGCATCCGAACAACTCAAACGCAAATGTTACGGAATGGAATTGGATCCAAAATATTGTCAGGTTATCGTTAACCGAATGATAAAACTTAATCCCGACCTAATCATTAAAAAGAACGGAGAGATATATATTTATGAATAAAACAAAGGCAGGAAGGCCAGAAATAAAAGTTGACTGGAAAATAGTTGATAAATACCTACAAGCTCAATGTGCATCAACAGGTATTGCAAGTTTATTAGGCATCTCAAGGGCAACACTTTACAGGGCGTGTAAGCGAGATAATAAAATTAATTTTGAAACATACTGCGAACAAAAGAAAGGCGAAGGTAAAGAGCTTTTAAGAGCTAAGCAATTTCAAACTGCAATGACAGGCAATGTACCAATGTGTATATGGCTGGGTAAACAGTATTTGGGACAAAGTGACAAAACGGAACTTTCAGGCAAAGACGGCAAAGACTTGATACCTATCATAAAAATAGGCTATGGACCAAAGGACGATTGAGATAGATTTTAATCCCGACCTTTTTAATAACGTTTATTGGCACCTAAAAGAAGCGTTTGAAAATGAGTTAATTCGTTTCATTTGGTGTTATGGTGGATCAAGCGCATCAAAGACATATTCAGTTGTTCAGTTACAGATAGTTCAAATGTTATCAGGGGCGGATCAAAACGCATTAATACTTAGAAAATATGCAGTCGATATAAGGGATTCAATATTTCAAGACTTCAAAACAATTATTTCGGATTGGGGAGTAGAAGATTATTTCACAATTCAGATCAATTACATTGAATGCAAATTAACTGGCTCTTATTGTCGTTTCCGTGGTTTAGATGACAGTGAAAAGGTAAAAGGCATAACGGCATTTAAAAGAGTTATATTAGAAGAGATAAGCCAGTTCAATGAGATAGACCTTAAGCAAATACGTAAAAGATTAAGAGGCCGAAAAGGTCAGCAGGTTATCGGTATTTTTAATCCTATCAGTGAAGAACACTGGATAAAAACAAAGATATTTGATTTAGAAATACTTTACGAAGCCGAAACAAATATAGCCGGGAAATGGATAAATGAAAAAGGCAATACCGTCATCTTGAAAACAAACTACTTGGATAATCGGTATATTGTAGGACCCAACTTTGTAGATCAACATACAATAGATGACTTTGAGAAAGATAAACTTACAGATAATGCCTATTATCAAATTTACGGTTTAGGTAATTGGGGCAAAATAAGAACCGGAGGGGAGTTTTGGAAAGACTTTAATGTAAATCATAATGTTCAAAAAGTACAATGGAATGAGGACTTGCCGATTCATGTAAGCTGGGACGAAAATGTAAATCCATATCTTACTTGCCTGGTCTGGCAAATAGTCGGAAAAACAGCAACTCAGATAGATGAAATATGTTTAGAGGATCCTCGGAATAGGGTCAGGCACGTTTGCAATGAATTTATGAAAAGATACCCATTAGAAAGAACGAAAGGAATGTATATCTACGGCGACAGAACCTCAGTAAAAGAAGACACAAAATTAGAAAAGGGCGAAAACTTTTATACCGAAATACAAATGTATCTAAGGGATTATCACCCAACAATGAGAATGCAATCAGTTAATCCATCAGTAAAACAATCGGGCGGATTTATAAATATGACCTATGCCGGCAGAACAGATATTGAAATAATAATCGGAGATAATTGTAAGAAAAGCATCTATGATTATCAATATGCTTTAGAGGATTCTGACGGCACAATTAAGAAGACAAAGAAAACACATCCCGTCACAAGAGTATCTTATGAAGAGTTCGGCCATGCCTCAGATGCAAAGCGATATATTATAACAATGGCTTTTGCAAATGAATATCAAACATATTTAAGAGGTGGCAGAAAAACAGTTCCCTTAATTGGGAAAAATGTCAGCAGGAACAGCTATTAAAAAATAATTAGTTACAAATGTATCAATTAGCAAAACATAATGTATCTTTGAAAAAATAAATCAAACTATTGGCCAATGGACAGTTTTATTTTT